CTCAGGTAAAGTAGAAAAAGAAGAAGATGAGAAAGTAATTGAGGAATTACAACAACGTTCTGTTACATTAGGTGATGCGACTAATATTGCAAAAATGTTAGCAACACAGGTAGCACAACAACTAACTCACCAAATGGTAAACATTATGGAACGAGTACAAATTCAAGAAATCGTTCTTGAGAAGTTAGGTGCAAACGGTAAAACGAAAAAAGACGCAAAAGTTAAATACAAGAAGCAGATCGAAGAACAGAAAGAGAAGCTTATCAAGTTACAGTCTGAAATGGCTGAAACATTAGAGAAAGAAGAAGAGTAATGACTAGGTATCGGAAGAAGCCTGTTATCGTTGAAGCGGTCCAGTGGTTTGAAGGGATGCAAGTTGACGGAGTTATGGACAAGGCAATGCTATCAGAGGTTTGGTTGGACAAGACCTCCTCTGATGGACGATACGTTATTCCAACATTAGAGGGTTACATGACAGTTAGTAACGGTGATTACATTGTCACGGGGATAAAGAACGAAAAATATCCAGTCAAACCCGACATCTTTGAAGAAATCTACGAAAGGGTTGAGGATTAATGGCATCAACTGGTAGAGGTAGTAAAACAAAAGGGTCAGGCTACGAGTTAAAAACAGCTAAGACTCTAGCAGCTTGGAGTGGAGAACAAGTACACCGAGTTCCCCAATCGGGTGCAGGAGGACATACATGGGGTAGCGATAGCCGTATGAACGGTGACATTGTATTCCCTGTAGGAAGTAAAAATCCTTTTGTATACGAATGCAAGAAGCGTGAAGGATGGGAAATGCACCACCTGTTCTTAAATATCGGTCAGATTAAAGTATGGTGGGAACAAGTTGTTACAGATGCTCGAAGAATGAAAGAGCACGGTATGGCTCCTTGCCTTATCTTTTCTAAAAATCGTGATAAGGACTACGTGTTAATTCCTTATGATGTAAAAGTATTTAATGCGTTACTAGTACTAAAACACCCCGTTTCTGTACAACAAGTACGTTATGACGATATTCGAGGAGAAGAGCAACAATTCGATACAATTCTAACTACGTTAGAAGGATTCACTTCTTTCACTCCTGAGTCTATTTTTGAAGCGTACCAAGGTATGGACTGGGATATCCACAATAAAAGTTAATACATGAGTTTGAAAGGGGCAGACATAGAAAATGGCAGATGTACAAATTATTAACCGAGGTAATATCATTGAGTTTTACGATCCGAATAAGGTAGAGAGCTATCTTCGCAGGTACACTCCCGAAGGAGTAAACGTTAATAGCATTGTAGGAAGTGTAACAGAGTTCGTAGAGTTAGAGGAAAACGTAACGAGCCTGAAAATCCAACAAGAGCTATATTCTATTGCAGAGGGTTTAATCTCCGTACGTGAATCGTATTGGCAGGACGTAGCAGGATGTATTAAAGCAGACATCCTACGCAAAGAGGTATACAACAACCGTGGCTTTGAGAAAGGTTTAAAACGAGTACTAGAGCTAGGTTACGAAGGAGAACAATATACAAACTTCTTCGATAAATACTCTGACGAAGAAATTGCAGAGTTAGAGAAACATATTAACGAAGATAATGACTATTTCGTTAACCATGTAGGTGTACATATTGCTTATGACCGTTACACAACTTCAGTACCTGTTAAGAAAGAACATAACGGTAAAGAAATCACTGTAGGCGTTAAGAAGGTTGAAACTCTTCAAGAGCGTTACATGGTTGTCTCGATGTTCCTACACCAAAATGAAACAAAGGATCGTATTGCAAAAGTTATTAAAGGTTATAATCTTACAGGTGCTACAGACTTCACACCTGCAACACCGACCTTCATGAATAGCGGCCGACCGAATGGTAACTTATCATCTTGTTTCGTTGGTATGACTAATGACTCATTAGACGATATCTACCGTGAAGCAGACCAATTTGCAAAGGTTTCTAAAAATGCAGGTGGTTACGGATTATACTTCGGTAAAGTTCGTTCATTAGGTTCTAGTATTCGTAAGAAGCCAGGTCTAAGTTCAGGTGCAGTACCATTCATGAAACTATTTGATGTAACCGCAGGTACAGTAGACCAGCAGTCAAAACGTCCAGGAGCAGTTACAATCACATTAGACGTATGGCACCGTGATATTAGTACGTTCCTAAAAACACCTTTAGATAACACAATCCTAGAGAAGCAAATGCATAAAATCTTCCTAGCAGTATCTATTCCTGACTTATTCTTCCGTACGTTACAGAAGAACGAAGAGTGGTACCAGTTCGATCCGAAAGAAGTACAAGACATCATGGGATGGGGCTTAGAGGACAGTTACGATGAGAGAGAAGATGGTGGAACTTTCTCAGAACGCTATAAGCAATGTGTACAAGCATACAAAGCAGGTCACTTACAATTAGTAAACGTTACAAACCCACTTACAATCCTAGCAGAGATTAACAAAACACGTATTGAAAAAGGACATCCGTTCCTATTCTTCCGTGACGCAGTTAACCGTGATAATGCGAACGGTGGTATGATTTACTGCTCTAACTTATGTACGGAAATTGCAATCCCAATGTCAACTCCTACAATCGTTACAGAGGTTGTTAAGAAAGACGGAGAAGACATCATGGTTCAGTACACAAGACCAGGAGATATCCCGACTTGTAACTTATCTTCTACTAACCTTAGCAAACTAGCGAAGGTACGTATCGCAGGTGGAGATTGGAAAGCATACCTAGCAGACCTTATTCCAGTTCAGTACCGTATGTTAGCTAACGTAGTATTACTAAACGAGCAGGACGAAATGCCACAAACGAAGATTAGTTCTCTTCGTAAGCGTGAAGTAGGATTAGGTACGATGGGTCTAGCTCACGCACTAGCAATCTCTCACATTGCTATCGACAGTGAAAAAGCTCTCGAATGGCAAAATGAAGTATTCGAAGAAATTGCTTACCAAACAATTAAAGCAAGTATGGAACTAGCGAAAGAAACTGGTGACATTGCTCCTCATTTCCCTAAAACGAAATGGGCAGACGGTAGCTATATTGAAGGTAAGTTTAAAGCACACAGTGAAGATAAAGAACGTTGGGAAGAGTTAAAGCAAGATATCATTAAATACGGACTGTATTCTACAATCCATATGGCTACGGCACCAACTGAAACTATCTCTTACATTGCGAATACAACGGCAGGTTCTGATCCTATCTACGGTAAAGAGTTTACGTTAGAAAAAGCAGGAATCAAAACGAACATGGTGGCTCCTGGAATCGGTATGGATAACATCTTCTACTACAAAGATGCGTTCATCATCAAGAAGGGTATGTTCCTAAAAGGTGTTGGTATTCGTCAACGTTGGATTGACCAGTCTATCTCAACTAACCTATACTACATCAAGGATAACCTACAAGCATTCGATATGATTCAAGATTATATCACTGCTTGGAAAGAGGGAGCTAAGACAATCTACTACCACCGTTCACAAACAAACAAAGCTTACGAGCTTGCTTGTGAAAGTTGCGCAGGATAATGAAAGCTATTAAAAAGGAAGACATGCTCCGCATCATTGCACATAACTTTGATGACGGAGAAGTCATCTTTAAAGATAGCAATAGACTGGAACAGATGTGGGAGCAGCTTGGGGACGATTGGTACATAGTTGATGGTCGATGGCAATTAACCAAAAAGAACGAGAAGTTAAACCCACAAAATAAATAAGAAACACCTTGTACAGACTTGCTTATAAAGTGAGTCTGTATTATACTATAACTGTGACTATATACATAAAGGAGCTAGAACCATGACAGTAGAAAACAGAAAGAAAATTAAATTATTACAACCAAAACAAAGTATGTTATATCCTAGTAAAATCTTAGCGAATGACGGAGTTAATAGTCTGAACTGGAATGATATTCGTTTCCCTCAGTTCCACACATTCTATGACAAAATGTTGGCTAATTTTTGGCGTGCAGAATCAGTTAAAATGAGCAAGGACGACCTTGACTATAAATCAGCACCTGAGAAAATTCGTAAAGCTTATAACTTAGGACTGGGTAACTTAACGGCAATTGACGTTGTACAGACCCGTATGGCAAACATTCTATCGTTAGCTATCACAGACCCTTCTATTAGCGCTTGTTACGCAGTAGCAGGACAACAAGAAGCAGTACATACCCAATCTTACTCGTACGCTTTACTGGACAAGCTAGACAAAGCAGAACAGAACCGTGTACTACGAGAAGCAGTTGCCGATCCTGTAGCACAAGAACGTAATAGTTTAGTAATCGCAGTCCTAGAAGAGATGGAAGATGCTTATAAGCTCTATACGTTCAACGAGATTACGGCTCAAGAGTTCTCTAAATACTTAGCACGAGGGCTAGTAGCGATGTCAGTACTAGAAGGAGTAAACTTCTACTCTACGTTTATGATGTTCTACTATATCCAACATCGTTATAGTATCCTAGATGGTACAGTAAGTATCATTCGTTACATCCATAAAGACGAGTTCCAACATACTTATCTGAATGGTCATACACACCGTGCTCTATTAACGGACTACAAGATGACTGAAGAGGAAGAAGCAGAACACATTGAGTGGGCTACTAACTTCATTAAAGAGAACGTTAAACGTGAGATTAACTACGGAATTGATTTATTCACTACAATTAACGTACGTCCTTCTGAAATTGAAACATATATTACTTGGTTAGGTAATGTACGTGCTCAATCACTAGGTCTACCGTTACCGTTCCCTGATGAGAAGTTCGCTGCTAATGAGAATCCGATCCCTTGGATGAAAGCATTTGATGATAGCCGTTTAGACGCAGGACAGAAGCAGGACTTCTTCGAGAAGACTGTAACTCAATACGAGCAATCAACAGCTGAGAACACAGAGATGAACCTAGCAGATTTATCTAAACTTCAGTTCTAAATTAGAGAAGAGGAAAATTCCTCTTCTTTTTTTTTTGTATAAGTTGTTGACTTATAGGAAACAATGATATAAGATAACGTTAACGATATAAGAGAGGGCGTGTTGATGATGAAACATGATATTGAGAAGTATGACAGAATAACGGTAACACAAGAAGACGTGGAGCGTTTATTTGCTTGGAGAGATAAGAACAAAGAGTTAGTTCGAAACTTTAGTCCAGTATTGGAAGAAGGTGTTATCATAAACTCTGTAACACCACTTGTAAGGTACGTGTTCAAGAAAGAGGGGGATAGATACCTATATAGTATCATTAACAAGTCCGATGACGTAGTATTGCACGCATTAATATGGGATTATACTACAGGTGAAGGTGTAACTGCCCACACAATACTGGATAACAGTCAAGCAAAAGACTACAACGAAACACTTATCTCCTTACATGCATCTTTAATGGCATACATGGAGCACTACCAAGATAACGAAGAGTATGTACGCAGACAGACGAACTCCGTTGTGGTAGGTCATAAGAAGCATAAGAAGTCCAAAAAGAAAACACCGATTAAGATACGTAGGAAGGTTTACTCACTTACAATTACAGAGGAGAGCTTAAACGAAGTTACACGATCCTACGAACGCCAAATTGATAAATGGACTGTAAGAGGTCATTGGAGAAAAACAAAGAATGGTCAAGTATGGATTAAACCTCATGTCAGAGGAGAAGGGAAAGAAGTTACACCAAAAGAATATAAGTTGTAAAAAAGTTGTTGACTAAAAGACAACCTACATGCTATAGTAAGTACAGAAGTTAAGAAAAGGAGATGTTACAAATGAAAATAAACGAAACAGTTTATGTGAATGGTAACTTAGAGTACGCATCTGAGGATGGTGCAATCTACGTAGTTATTGAACACGGTACAGGAGACATAATAGGTTTGGAGTATAATGACGCTACTGTCCACACTCTATACTCATTCATGTCAAAAGTAAAGTCTGCGTACAATAGACGTGCAACAAAACAAGCATTAGAAAATATATCAATAGGAGGAGAGTAACATGAGATACACGTTAAAGAAAGCTTTAGTTGCTAGTAGAACTTCAAGTAGTGGACGAGTTGGTACTCCGATTCTAGGGTACTCTTTGCTAGATAGCGAAACAGGAGAAGTGAGTATCTATAGTAAATATGACGCTTACCGATTCGTAAAGTACCACAAAGCTACAAACTGCGAAGCAAAGACACGTACGATGGTGGTAGACGGGGAAAGTGAAACAATCTATTACTTAAAACCAAATGACGGAACAAAAATGAACGAATATCTATTATCAGTAGAATAGGAGGAGAATAATATGGCTAAAAGACGTTGGAGTTGTGAAAATTGTGGGTACAACGAGATAGTTGATGCTCACGCAACATTTGTATTATGTCCTGAGTGCGACTCAATAAGATTCGACCACGGTAGTATCATCGAAGATTACGATAATCTAGCCGATCCTAACACTACGTTTGAGGACGAGTTCGGAGCAAGGTTGGTAGTGGTTAACGATATAGATGACGAAGGTGACATTAACATACTACCTTCGGATAATAACATGTTTTTTAGTAGAGAGAACGCTATTGCATTAGCAAAACATATTTTAAGAGTTTGTGGGGAGGAAGAATAATATGGTTGAGAAAGTTAAAAAATTAATTAGAGATTACGAGAGTGGTCAAACAAGATTGAATATTTACGACTTAGCTTTCATGTTAAAAGAAATCGCAGAAGATAAATTGAAGGAGGAAGAATAAAATGAATAAAGAAATGGCACTTAAAAAAATGCAAACTGTACTAGCGGAGATGACGTTCCCTTGGGTATCAGAAAGAACGATCCTATTACTACCTTATGGAAGCCGCTTGTATGGAACTGACACACTTGAGTCTGACTGGGACTTCAAAGGGGTGTGTATCCCTCCTAAAGATTTCTACTTAGGACTGAATACGTTTAATGAATTTAACAACACTGGTGGAAAGACATTTAAAAATACCAAAGAAGATGTAGATGTGAACATCCTACATATCAGTAAGTTCGTTAAGGACGCTATGCAAGGTGTACCTAACAATATCGAAATGCTATTTGCTAGACCTGAAGACTATATCAAAGTGACAGAACTTGGACAAGTCCTGCTAGATAACCGTCATTTATTCCTATCTAAACAAATCATGAGAAAATTTGGCGGGTATACTACATCCTTAGTGAACAAGCTGAAAAATGGTGCAGGGCGTACCGAACTAATTGAAGCACATGGATATGACACAAAGAATTTTATGCAAGGTGTTAGACTGTTAATCTCTGCAATCGAAATCTTAGAAACTGGTGATTACAGCACATACCGTACTGAGCAAGATTTCTTACTAGGTTGCCGAGGTGGAGATTACACGCTTAAACAAGCGCTAGGTGTCATCGAATACCATGAGGAAAGACTACAAGAAGCTTATGAGAAATCTGAGCTACCTGATAAACCTGATTATGATAAGGTTAACAACATGTTAATGGCTATCAATGAAGATGCACTGAAGTTTGGTATCCACTCATGAACGTAATGTACGTGTGGGATATACTGTATAAGCAAGGTGAGAAGGTAAAGTCTGTTACATTAAATGGGATCAATCCTATTAAAGTAGTAGAGACCCTACAACGTATCCAGTACGATAAAAGTATGAGGATAGTAGTTTACTGCGTGGATGCAGTAGGGCACATCAATAAATCGACTGGTGAGATTGTAACACTACCGCTAATGTTCGAAGGTAAGAAAGCAAAATATAGTACTAAGTAGAGCAGGTTTCCGCAACCTGTTCTTTTTTCTGTTTATGGTATAATTAAGGTAACGGTATACCAATCATTGTTGTGTCTGAAAATTCAGAATTGGAGAGATAAACATGGAATATACAAATTGGCAAGAAGAAATTGGACGAGGTGAAATCTAATGGCTAGAAAGAAATCATTAAATATCTTTAATACAGATAGAGCATACAATATTAACTTAACTACAGTACAAGAGGAAGGTAGTTTCATTAAAGTTACAAAATTGAACGAAGAAGAAATCGAACAAGAGATGGATCAGTTAAAAGAAGAATCGGTTCGATTTAATATGCGTAACGATAAAAGGTACCTCCTATTTAAACAGCGATACGCTAACGATACATTACACGAGAAGATTATTAATCACGGTGGCTACATTAAATATTACAGTGACGGTAGAGTGCCGATCCCTGTAATCAATCAGTTATCCAGTGTACCACAATCAGAAGTAATTTACTTATGTAAGAAAGAGCATACAATTGATGACGTATTGAATGTGCAACTAGCATCTATGGCAACGAGTGTCGTAGTAGATGTACCGATTGTACTTCCCGATATCAACGTGTACGATTATCTATTCTCGTTGTATCCACTACGCTATCATGTGGACAAGGTTAGAATTTCCTTCCCTCCTTTACGAGAAGATGAGATACAGGATCGACATAAAAAGTTCTACACACTTTATAATGGTATGTATCATCTCAAAGCAAAATACAAATACCAATGTTTCTGCTACCTACAGGAGCCACTATCAACATGGAAAATGAATATTTGGCTTACGTGTGATTCTCAGAAAGATAAGAAGATGGTAGAGGACTTAGTACTAAAAGATAATAAGCGTTTCAGACGTATGGAGAATCCTTTCGTAACGGAGGGAAACTAGTATGACGGTGAATAGAAAAGAGATTGCAAGACGTGCGGCCCACATCGGTAACTACGATATCGGTGGGACAGAAGAACTAACAAAGATAATCGAAGATGTTATCGTTAGTGCCCTAGCAAACGGGGAAAGTGTGAAGTTCGGTAAAGTATGTAAATGGGATATCGAGGAAGTACCTGAGAAGAGAGCATACGATGGTCTAAATAAAAAGTATTTTACTAGACCAGCGAAGCGCATACCGAAATACAAGCCACTAAAACGACTTACAGATATTGAGCTGCCAGTACAAAAGAAAGAGGAGTAACGATCCTCTTTTTTCTTTGTAATTTATTGTTGACTTATAGACAAAGTTACAGTAATATTATCTACAGATACAGAATACATTATTAAGTTGAGGAGGTAATCATGGACGAACTAAGAGTAGTAGAACTGTTTGCAGGATACGGTAGCCAATCAATGGCACTGAAACGAGCAAACATCAATTATAAAACTGTAGCGATTGCAGAGATTGATAAGGACGCACTGGTTTCTTATGAAGCAATCCACGGCAAACCAAATAACCTTGGAGACATTACCAAGGTAAGAGGAGAAGACGTTCCTGACCACGACTTCATGACGTATTCATTCCCTTGTACAGACATCTCTGTATCAGGTGCGATGAAAGGTCTATTGGAAGGTTCAGGTACAAGCTCTAGTACGTTATGGGATGTAAAGAGAGTAATAGAAGCGAAGAAACCTAGATTCCTAATGATGGAAAACGTAGACAACCTTGTTATCAAATTCATGGACGACTACCTACTATGGTTAAAGTACCTAGAATCACAAGGGTATGCTACATCGTGGAAAGTTATTGACGCATCTCCTTACGTACCACAAAGACGTAAACGTGTTATAGCAATCTCTCGATTAGATGGACAGGCATTCCCGTTCCCTGAAGACCCTACGGAGCGTACATATGATTTAATAGACGTGCTAGAGGAGTTCGATGATGCAGAAGCATTAGAGAGCTTTAAAGACCCTACAGTGCGAAGTGCTACAGTAGACCCTGTTACATATTATAACCCGAATTCAGATTACTATAAACTGCAACCTGAGAATAGTAGAGCATCATTCATTGGATACATAGGGAACCAACCGAAACAGGCTACACGAGTATATGAACCTATCACGGCTTCAACGTTGACTGCTAATGGTGGCGGCCAAGGTGGGAAGACAGGTCTGTATCACCTAGGTACGCATATCCGAAATCTTAGTCCGTTAGAAGCGTGGCGCATCATGGGTGTGAGTGACGAGGACTTCTACAAGGCAAAAGCAACAGGTATCAAGAAGACCCAACTACTACGTCAAGCAGGGAACTCTATCGTAGTTGATATCATGGTACCAATATTTGAAAAGCTCTTTAAAGATTATATGAAGGAGACAAAATAATATGACAAAGAAGAAACTAAAAGTACTAGAATTATTTGCTGGCACGAGGTCAGTAGGTAAAGCATTCGAAGCACAGGGACACGAGGTATATAGTGTTGAGTGGGATCAGAAACATCCAGGAATCCATTGGTACGCAGATATATCGAAAATCACTGCGCAGGAAATCATCGAACGCTTTGGTAAACCTGATATCATTTGGGCTAGTCCTGATTGTACAAGCTATTCAGTAGCAGGTATCTCACATCACCGTAGAAAGGATGACGATGGTAACTTACGTCCTATTAGTGAGTATGCCCAATTCTGCGACACTACAAACCAACACGTAGTAGATTTAATTCGAGAACTTCAACCGAAGTACTACTTCATTGAGAATCCTCGTGGTGGAATGAGAAAGATGAACTTCATGCAGGATGACGCATTACCGAATGGTGGTAAACGTTACACAGTTACATATTGCCAGTACGGGGACACTCGTATGAAGCCAACTGACTTATGGACTAATCATCCTGATCCGAAATTTAAACCTGCATGTAAGAACGGTATGCCTTGTCACGTCTCTGCCCCTCGTGGAAGCGCAACAGGTACACAAGGTATAAAAGGGTCTGTAGACCGTTCACGCATCCCCGAGGAGCTATGCGACCACGTAGCTAAGATTTCTGAGGAGTAAAAGATTGAGAGGTGTAACAACCTCTCTTTTTTTGTGTCTATTATCTTGTTGACTTATAGTGTATGATATAGTACTATTATAGAAGATTATATGAAGGAGGAGAGGACATTATGCCAAAGTTTTTGCAACTTGTTTTATGTGGATTACTTTTAGCAGGAGGGACAGACGACTGGATTAAAGATAGTATCCCGTCAGCCGTGTTCTTCTATGTTGTAGGTATAGGGCTACTGATTCATTTGTTTTTCCGATTCCTGGATGAACAGTACTAATAAGGAGGACGTAACTTGAAAGCATTATTTCTACAAGAGTTTGTAAGAGAAAGTCACATGCAACGACAGAATGATGGATCGTTTAAAAACATATTCCTCCAAACTAACGGAGGAAAGCTGCTAAAGAAACTAATCCATGAAGGGTTAGAGCTAACGAAGAATGACTACTACATCGACTATGCGTTCTTCAAAGTACCTGAGGTTGTTACTCGGGATAATCGAGATAGAGCCATTAAGTACAAGCCACCAACTGCAAAAGAATCGAAACCTGAATACGAGAACTTATACAAACGTATCGTACAGGACAAGCCCGACATTATCATTCCTTCAGGTAAACTTGGATGTAAGGCTCTATTGAATGTGGCAGAGATTTCTAAGCTACGAGGAGTACCACAACAAGTTACAATCACTGCGAATATTGAGATGTTCGATGAGAACGCAGTTGTTGAAGGTGTAGATAACTCAGGTTGGATTACAGAAACGTACACACATACATGTTGGGTTATGCCTATCTACAGTATGGAATACATGCTTGTTAATCCAAAGATTCAGAACTTAGTAGAAGCAGACTTCGGTACATTGAAGAAGTATGTGGAACAAGGTGATAACGCATTTATTGCGAAGGATGTAAAGTACGAAGATGTTACAACTATCGAACGTGTACGAGAAATCTTCACCAAGATAGTAAAAGAAGCTCCTATCGTAGCGTGGGATTTAGAGACCAATACGTTAGAAGCCGACAAAGCAGGTTCTAAACCACTAGTAATCTCTCTTTGTTGGAAAGAGGGTACAGGTGTAACCATTCCATTAGAACATAAGGACTGGACATGGCTTCCTGGTCACTTAGCTGAGATTTACAACTACATAAAAGAATTTGTTGCCGATCCGAAGATTGTTAAAGTCGGACACAACATCAAGTTCGATATCAGGTTCCTACGCTTATCTAGAGGGTTTACAGAGTTCAATAACCATCGTGATACAAAAACAATGTACTACCTACTTGTAAACCAGGATGTAAAAGGTTCATTACGTCTATCCGACTTAACATTCGAATTTACAGATATGGGTGGATATGATAGAGCGCTAGAGGACTTTAAAAAGGATTACAAAGAGAACTACAAGAAGAACGAGAAAGAACGTATTGCAAAACTAAAAGAAGAATTTAAAGCGCAATGTGCAAAAGAAAGAGCAGAAGTACAACAGCAAGTGAAGGACGCAAAAGCAGAATTACGTTTACTCAAGAAGGAATCTCCAACGACTGAAATTCTTAATAGAATAACAGAGTTACAGGAGATTGCACAACGTAAGTATGTGAAACCTTCGATGCCTGACTTTGGGACCGCAGGTTCACCAGTCAATCCTGTAGACGGATCGGACTTCTGTTATGAGTGGATTCCACTATTCGAAATGCTTTCTCCGTACGCTAGTGGTGACGTAGACGTGTGTTTACGTATTTATAACCAACTAGACCAAAGATGTCAGCAAAAAGGCTTAGAGCACATTAGAGAGCTTTATACGAATCATTATCCACAACTATCTGCAACACTTGCTAAAATCGAAGCAACGGGAATCAAGTTAAACATCCCGTACGTACAAGCACTAGCAGATGCGTACCAAAAGGAAGAGGATCGTTTAACGGCAATCATCCGTAAGTTCCCTGAAGTAAAGCAAATGGAAGACGAACATCGCCAGCTTTACCAAATGGGATTAAACGAACTTGCAAAGCCTGTAGCTGAGAGAGACAAGAAGATAGCGGCCTTACGTGATAAGTACAAGGACAAGCTAGAGTTTAACGCAAACTCTCCTGACGACAAGAAAGAGGTACTGTACAAGATTACAGGCATTCGACTACCGTTCGATAAAGAGCGTCTAGTAGACTCTGTATTCGAGAAGGGACTAAAAGAGGAAGAGATTGAATGGTGCCATTACAAAACGAATACTGCGAACTTGGAGTACATCGCCAAGGAGTATCCTGAGTACAAGGAACTAGCAGAAGTTATGATCCATCACTCACTCGTTAAAACACGTAAGCAAAGTTTCACGTACAAGTTCCTTAGTATGGTAGATATGAACGATATCTTGCACGGTACGTTCAACCCTGAAGGTACAGAAACATCTCGTCTATCGTCAAAAGACCCGAACTGTCAGAACTTCCCTCGTAAGACGGAAGATGTAACACGGTTCGACTATCAGCACCCTATTAAACGAATGTTCATAAGTAGATTCACAAACGGAGCACTACTACAACTCGATTACTCTTCACTTGAATCTCGTATCATGGCTTTAATTGCATACGATGAGGAAATGATTGAAGCATTCTTAACGAAGAAGGATGTACATACGCATACTGCTTCACTGGTATTCAAAAAGGCAGAAGAAGATGTAACAGGTGATGAACGTACGGCCGCTAAACGAGTAACATTCGGACTAGCGTACGGAGAAGCACCATTCTCGTTCGCACCTAAATACAACATGACAATCCAAGAAGCAGAGAAACTATTCGATGACTACTTCAAGAACAAACCGAAGATTAAAACGTACATTGATGAAACGAAAGAGCAAGCTAGACAGACGGGCTATATCTCTTGTATGCAAGGTTTCACTCGTAACTTACGAGATGTGTATTCACAGGATAAACAGAAACGTAATGGTGCGTTACGTCAGTCTGTAAATACACAGGTACAGGGATCGGGTGCATTCTTAACGAATAACTCGTTAATCTACATCAACAACATTATTGAGAAGCAGGGATTACGTTCTCGTATCGTTCTAACTGTACACGATAGTATTGTTATAGATTGCCCACCTGAAGAAATTCACATCATGGCTCATGTCGGTAAAACAGTCATGGAAAACTTACCGATCCCTTGGTTAAACATCGAGTGGAAAGGTGAAACAATCCGATTCCCTATTACGGCAGATGTAGAGATTGGTACAACATACAACGATATGGTTAACTACGACAAGGACGAGCTAAACACGTTCCAAAAAGTAGAGAACTACTGTAAGTACCACATGGACTTAAAGAGCGTTAAGCATTACATGGAGTCAGGTGTCATCACAAAAGAGAAAGCAAAAGAGCTAAAGGCTACGATTGAATCCAAAAAACAAGCGTACCAAACGGCTGTATAATTTCTGTAACTTTTTGTTGACACACAGAATAGGATAGTGTAATATACTAAGAGAAGAGACAAGCAGTTTCTTCTCTTTAGTTTAAAGGATAGAGGTGAGAGTATGTGCTAGATGTTAAAGTTGACAGCATAGATTTTCAGGAGCTTAGAATCATTGATGAAAACGGAGAGTATATCATGTTCGACATGCGAGAAGAGTTAAAGGTGAATGAAGCCAACCTTCTCCAAGAAATGTTACATCAACCTTCGAAGTACATCTATTGGTCTTCTATTCTTGAAAAAATCAAATTCTTCCAAGAGAAGACAGAAATGCAGTTAGAGCTTGTGGTTGCTAAGTTTGATTCCGAAGCACGAGAGGAAATCAAGAAGAACGGGGACAAGCCTACAAAGGATAGCGTAGATGCTTACATAAAACAAAAGCAAGAGTACGTAACGGCAAGAGAGCAGTGTCACTACTACGAATACATTGCAGGAAGACTTGCACGGATCGTAAAAGCATTTGAACAACGTAAAGATATGTTACAGTCTTATGGTAAGCAAATTGCCGAGGATAAAACATACGGAGCAGGAGCAGGTTCTCGTATTGAGCAGACACCATTCCCTGCACCACAACAAACGCAATATTGGGGAGGTCATCAATAATGTTAGAAGGAATTAAAAAAGCGTTCACGGCTACTTCATATGAACCTGAGCAAGCACCTGTAGAAGTTAACCCAATTGACGATGCAGTAGCTGCTAAACTAGGTTATAAAGTAGCAGAAGGTCAATACAAGGAGTTACGGATTGATTTAGAGACTGGTGACGTATTCGTACTTGATGAATTACTTGTCGATACACCACCTGAGTTCTCAAAGGATATTTTCCTAGTAAACTTAATGGCAGACTTTGCGAACGCTAACGGAATACAGCTTCCGAAGTGGACGAACGAACCATTAAAGATTGCAAAAGCCGTAGCGGATTGGGAACCACAAAATTAAAAAAAAAATAGTCTCTAACTCATAAAAAACACTAGACATATGATATAATATATGTTAGACTGTTTATAGAGTTAAAAATTAAGAGATAACTAGGAGGAATTAATAGTATGTCATTTGCTGATATCATTAACCAAGAACACAAGAACTTAGAACAAAATAGCGGTAACGACAAAGTTGAGTACCCGAAAACGAAACAGAAGCGTTTATTCTTTGAACAGAACCAACGTGAGGTAATTATCCAAGTGTTACCTGATGCTGCTATGGTAGGTCACTTCTTCGTTCCGATCCGTAAAGTATACTTAACTGCTAAAAGCTCTAGTGGTAAAGATGTTAATTCTAACTTCGTGTTAGACGCTGATCCTAACCCAGGTTCATTGTTAGAGCAAAAGATTACTGAGTGGGCAGGATTAGGTATTATCCCTAACGGTTACGGTGGACAAGCATCACCAAGACGTACATACCTAGTAAACGCAGTACGCATCATTCAAGACCCTGTATCACAACAATGGGTACAAGAACGAGATGCAAATGGTCAGTTAGCAACACGAGTATTCGAAATGACACAATCTGCTTTCGCTAACTATGCAGAGAAGTTAAAAAATCCGTTATTAAATACGACAGGTTCAGGAATGTCATTCATGGACATTAACCGTCCAAACCCAATCCAAATTACTAAGCCTGAGAGAAACAGTAACTCTAAGGAGTACAAGGTAGATGTGTACAGTAGCATCGTCTTACCTCCATTAGGTGCAGGTTGGGAAAATACATTAGAGGACTTACAAGCACAAGCAGTTCCTACAGAGCGCTTAGTGAATGGTGATAAATGGGTACAAGCTTTCATCGACATGAAAGAAGGTCGTAAGCCAAACCAAGGTAATGCAGGAGCACAACCAACTGCACCACAACCTACATCTAATCCATTCGGATCGTTCCCTGGTCAAACTGGACAACCAGTAGC